TCAGTCATGTTCAGCCTGCCTTCCAAGATAATTGTCCATGTCGCGCTGCGCTTGGCGCGTGGCATCGGTCACGATCTTCTCCATCGCCTTCGCCAGTTCGATGTTGAGATATTCGAGGGCGGCCTTGTTGCCGTCGTTGGACGAGCCCCATTGGCTGACGATCCGCAGATCGGCGTGCTTGATGAGATCTGGCTGCTTCAGCCATGTCAGAGCTTTGAGCGCACGCTCGCCGTTCCACAGCCGATGCTGGAGATTGGTCGCTCGCTTGGCGGCTTCGTCGATGCGTAGCGTCATGTCGGCTGCCCCCCGGCGGTAATTGCCACAGGCCGCGCATCGCCCTCCAAGCTCCTCCGCGCGTTGATGACGAGGCGGACGCCGTTCATATACTGCTTCGCCAGCAGAGCGCGGGCCTGAGCGTCCTTGATGCTGATCTGCCCCGCTCGGAGCGCCACGAGGTCATCGGCAATGCCTTTGACGATCATATCCAGGCTGTAGCGGTCACCAACGTCAGTGGGTGCGTCTTGCACGCTCAATCTCCTTATCCATGGCGCGCAGCAATGCGTAGGCCGCGCGAAATCCAGTCCACAACGAGACCGGCAGCTGATGCGTTTGAAGCCTGTTCTGTCCTGTCCACGAGCAGGCCCAGCAGACCGGCGGCGCTTGGAAATCGGGAGAATAAGGATCCCGCTCAATCTGCTCCTGGCAGATGGCGCAGTCGAACGACGCCAGCGCGGGCGGCGGCGGCTTTCTCCTGATCGCGATTTTGATCCGGTCACCCATCGGACGCTTCCCGATCAGCCCGCTCTGCGCTCCACCGCTCGTAATCTTTGGCATGGGCTGGGCAGAGGTCTTTGTCCTGCGCGGGCTTTGTCGAGCAGTGTGCGCATACCGGCGCATCGCAAGTCCCGTTGCGGACGCCTGGCGTTTTCCAGTCGCAGAGCAGCCGCGCAGGCTTTCCGCATCCGACGCATTTCGGGCGGCGGTTGGACGAGCACACGATAGCCGAACCACCGGCGGGCAACCGGACATACTCGCACGTCATGCCGGCACCCCGTCGTGCTGGACACCATCGAGCAGCCGCCCGGCAGACTTCTTCCCAACGCGGCGCATCACATGGAAGCGCTCACCGTGGAAACCGCACCCGCCGGCGAGGTTGAGCCAGCGGGACTTGCCGCGGTCAACGTAATCATTCGTGTAATCCGCGCGCCAGTCCGGATCCTGCCGTTCGCGATCAAGCGCTGCTTCCCACTCGCCCCACTGCTTGAACAGGAACGGCACGCCAGCGGCTTCGCATTGATCGCGCAGGCTCCGCGCCCAATCAGGGTGCATGGGCCGAGCCTTCGGCCCGCTTTCACCCCCAACGATTACCCAGTCGATCTTGCGCTGAAGGTGGCCGTCCCCGCCATTGCGGCGGCAACCTGCATCACGTCCGTAGAGGCTATCACACGCGCAATCGCCCCAGCACTCGGGGTCGAGCGCCGTGCTGTCATCGGACACCTCCGTCAAATCGATCGGCCCCAGCATCGGCTCGATCGAAAGGAAGCGAATCCGGACATCAACAGCCAACAGCTTCGGAATGTCGCGGCCGGCCTCCGCCTGATTGACGACGGTGATCCCCAGCCAGACGTTCTCGGGCAGGCCGCCCGCTGCCTCGGCCATCTTCGCGGTATTGCCGATGCGCTTCGTCACCAACAGCCAGTCGAGGTGCGGCGTTTCACGGATCAGCTGGAACAGCTCTGCGCGCCACTCGGCTGGCACCTCGTTGTCGAACACATCAGCCAGCGAGGCGCAGAAGACGCGATAGCGGATGCCCAGCTTGGCGGCGCGATTATTCCAAGCGCGCGGCTGCTTCCATGTCGACGCCGCGGTATGGCGGCGCGGCGCGCCCGGCCCCCACATGACGCCCAGCCGCGCTTCGGCCAGATCCTTCGCATAGCAGCCATCGCACCCCGGGCCGACCTTCGTGCATCCTATCCACGGATTGAAGGTGTGATGAGCCCATTCGATCTTCGTGTTCTCAGCCATCGGTCGATCTCCGAACCGTGATCCGCCAGTCCGAGCCGTCTTTCAGGGCGACCTCAGTGGCATATTCATCCACCTGAACGAAGTCGGGCAGTCCATCCTCGGCACGAGCGACCTCCTGAAAGGCGCTATCGAGGAGTACGCCGTAGGCGCGCAGCTTCTTCTCCTCCTCAAGATCGCTCTCCCAGTGCTGGTTGAGGATATCCGCCACGCGCTGGGCGACCTTCTCCGGCTCGGCCATGTACGCGGACACGATCAGCGTCGGGAAATTCAGGCCGAACGATGTGCTGCCGTCATCATTCTTGCGCGGCGGCTTCTGATAGTGGACGGCAAACACCTCGCTACCCTGCTCCGGGTCGAAGTTGCGCATGTAGGCGGTCGTGCTGACCGTGAAGCACTGATGTTCCGTCACAGCAGATTCTCCTCGGGCGGGTGATTGGCAAGGATCCATTCCCGCGCTTCGCGCGCGGCCTCGACATAGGCGCGGCTGGGCGTCTTGCTCTGCTCCTGCCCCGGGCGGAACGAGGCCCAGATGCGGTTGCGGATGGCGTGCGGCAGGCGATACCAATGCTTGCGGCAGCCCCACGCGGCTGGGGGCACCTTCGCGGTGCAGCCTGGCCAGTGGCAGTGATGCCCGCCAGCTGGCACATCCAGCCGCGTGCGGACATAGTCGGCCTTGTCGCCGATGCTCATCCTTCAAATCCTTTCGACTTTGCGAATTCGATAACCTCCGCCTGCTTGGCGAAGGTGTGGCGGCCGACCCGAAAGCGGCGCTCGATGGCGCAGACGGGCACGAAGCCCTTGCGGCGCAGGAAGGTCTGCGCCCGCTCGAATGGGTCCGTCCGGATGCGCTCAGCCTCAGCAAGGCCCGCCATTATGCGCTTGGCTGCCAACCCCGCGAAGCTGTGGCGCTTCGACTTGGCGTTGCCCGCGAGCAGGCCGCGCTTCTTCATCTGGATCTCGGCCAGCGCCATGTCTGCGTCGGCTGGCACCGGCATGACATCGCCGATCTGGTAGTCGGGGAGCGGGCGCTTCATGCTGCCTCCTGGAACAAGTCGAATTGAGGGTTGGGCAGCAGGTGATGCCACTGGTCGGCCATCGCCTCGGCGATGCTCGGATAGGTTTCAGAGCGCCGCCGCGCACGGTCCGGCCCGGGCGGTTCGCGGTGGCAGCGCGACCACGCCTTGTGCTGGTCTGTGCCCGGCCGGGGCGGCGTCAGCATGGCCGTGGGCTTCAGCGGCGGCAGCTCTATCAGCTCCAGCCCGGTATTCTTGAAGAAGGGCTCGCCGAAGAAATAGGGATGGACGAACTGCGTCGGCCCGCGCCTCGTCAGTTCGATCGCATAGCGATGCATGACCGGATTCTCGGCAACCTTGCGCTTGATATTCTTCGCGTCGCGCAGGGTGCGATAGAAGGTCGCGGCCTCTTCCAGTTCTGCCCAGCGCTCCGGGTTACGCCCGTTTTCCTTCTTGCCGTCGTTATAGAGCCACTTGACCCCGCTGTTGCAGAGGATCGTGCAAGGCGGGTGCATGATGGCCAGCAGATCCCAGCCCTCATCCAGATAGTCCCGGACATCGCCGCGGATATGGCGGTTACTGCCGTCGTCGGCCGGTTCGATGTCACACGACCAGGCATCATGCCCGCGGGCTTCGAAAGCGCGGCGCACAACGCCGCTGCGCTCGCAGGCGACGAGAACGCGTCCCATCAGCCCCGCTCCCAAACCGGACCATAGTCGACAACGACCGAGCGCACGCGCGCCTCGCTGCCGAGAAAGACGGGATAGAAGGTCATGCCGGACATAACCGACAGGAAGATACGGCCGGTGCGGTTCACCTCCTCGATCTCGTCCGGCGTCAACTGCCAGCATGAGACGTTGCAGGGACCGCCGCGCTGGCGGAAGGTGTGCAGATCGGACACATCGGCGCGGTCTTCCGGCGCCTTGAACGTGAAGTTCGATCCTGCGAAGTCAACGGCATAGGCCATCAGTCTGCCTTTCCGATCATCTCATTGTGAACATGGACCAGCGCGCTCACGGCGGCGGTGATGGTGGGATCGTCGCCGAAGCTCACAAGCACGGTGCGATTGGCCCGGTCCTCGTCCTCGATCGCGACAATGTGCAGGCCAGCGGCTGGCCAAATCTGATCCTCCGCCAGTTCGCCGGGATGGCGGTTGCTCTCCGCCCAGCGCTTGCCCCAATTGGCGCGCAGAAGGCCGATCATCTGGTCGATCGGGTCGACCGGGGCGGGAGGGATGCCCTCGTTATGGCAAACGACACAGGTCGCCGGGTTGCGGCGACAGTGGACATAGGAGCCGTCGGCCTGCTTGAAGGCATGGCACAGGCCCCAGCGCGTCTTGACGATCTCGTATTCGTGGATGCCGACGCCGAGCTTCATTTTTCGCCTTCTTCGAGGATACACGGCACGATGCCGGCAAGGTCGCTGGAGCAGACGGCGCAATCGCACTCGTCGCTGGTGGATGGGTTTGCGGGCCGACCGGCCTCGACGGCCGACCCGCGAGGATCAATTGACGACCGGGAGGGGGGAAGGTCGTCCGAGGCTCCCGTCCGCTGCGTGACAGGGGGGTAAACACGCAGTTGGGACAGTTGGGATTGCTTGAGAACTTCGACGGCGCGGCAGGCCATCGCAGCCGCGTTACCTTGCGGTTGCAGGGCAAGCTTGCGGGCGGTCGCCCGATGAGCGGTCGCCGCGATGCCGCTGAGAAGAATGGAGGGCTGCGCGATCAACGGCCGATCCTCCGAAAACGGAACCACGGCTTGCGCGGCTCTTCCATCGGCAGGATCGGACCGCGCATGCGCTCCGCCTGCCATTGCGTCTGCGGGGCTACGGTGAGTGGGTCGCGGCCGCGGATATGGAAGCGGGCCGACATCAGCGCGCCTCCATCAACAGGGCGGCCATGAACTCGTCGCCATAAGCGCGGAAATGGGTGACCATCAGCCAAAGCGAGCCGAAGATCATGCCCAGAGTGAAAAGCCCGGCGGCTGCGTGCGGGACGATGCTCACTGGACTGCCCTCAAGATCGGCCGGCGACCGCGGGCAGGGAAGGGGATGACATCGGCAGCACCGGCGGGCTCGGCAGGCTGATCCAGCATCTCAGCGACCGCAAGCATGCGCGACGCGCCGTTGATCAGCAGATCACGGGCTCGCGCCGGGTCGCGCTGAAGGGCGGCGTGCGCCTCTTCGGCGCAGAAGCGCGCGGCGTTGACGAAATCGACCGGCCGCAGGCGCATCGGGCCGGCGTCGCGCAGGATGGCGTCAGCCCGGCTCAGCGCCTGGGCGAAGGACGAGCCTACGGCATAGCTTTTGTGGGACATGATGATCTCCCCACCTGCTCGCCTGCCGGCTGGATGCGCGGCGGCTCAGGTGATGGAGACACACTTACATGCGGCATATTTGCCGTGTCAATACTCAATACGGCAAATATGCCGCATCATTCATCCGGCGGGATATAATCGGGGTAGAATCCGCTGTCGTCTTCAGGATCTGATTGAGGCGGCAGTTCAGGTAGGACGGGCATTTCGCCATCCAGCCCCAACCGAATGACGGCACCAGCTTGGTGGCGATCCTGGAACACAGCAGCGGTGACCCGGCCTCGGGAAAGGTATGAACGGATCAGCTGCGCCTGCTCTCCGCGCACATAGCCGATCTGGACACCGCGGGCGCTGAACACCGCGACGGCCTGAGGATCGGCCGGGTTCTTGGGCTCGGGGACGAGATGCACTTCCTCTCCTGGCTTGCAGAGCAGGATCTCAAAGCGGCGATTTGATTTGTCCTTGTTCGGATAATCGGCGCCGACAATGATGAGGGATAGCTGGTTCAATCGGAATCGCTGCGCCGTTCCTCTGACCGGCGCCCCTGAGTGATCAAAACCAGATCGCGCGAGGATTCTCTAATGCTGTCCGATATCCGACCGGGCAAAGCATCGACCTTCGCATCGACACGGTCAATTCGTGTCTCCATCCGGTCGATACGACCATCGAGTTTTTCGATGCTGATCGCATCGACCTTCTTCCCAAGATCCTTGATATCCCCAGCGTTTGAAAACTGAAGCGCGATAACCACGCTCACCGACGCCAAGATCAGTCCGCCGAGCCCCAGTCCAGCCGCCTGCCAGAAGTTCAGAGAACTCTGGACCGCCTGCAAGGCAGTACCTAGCCCGTCTATGCGGCCTTGGTGCTCCGCCAATGCTTGGGACTGCAATGCCATAGTGTCACCAATATGGACCGCGTAGTTCGAAGCATCAACATCGGGATTGAAGTTGAACCCGCCAGAGTTCCGCTCCTGCTGGCCATTTTCCAGACGATCGACCATAATTACATACCCCGGAGAGCTTCGGGATCGACGGCTCCAACAGCATGCATGCGGACAAATCCGCAGTTGCCGCAGATCAGGATACGTACTGGCACCGACGGAGGAGGCATGCTGAACGTTCCGCTCTGATTGATCGGCAGCGCCAAGGTGAGGGACTGATCGGTGGGCACATTCCAATTGTTCTTGCCACAGCTGCTGCAGGTGGCGGAGGCACCCCTAGCTTGCAGGAAGTCCAAGAACTTCTGGCGATCGTTCAAGCTCATTTTTCTTTCTCGATATCTTAGTGACGTCGGCCGGACCACACAACGCGGCCGATGATCCGCACATCCTGGGCCGATACGATCTGCTTCTCGTGCATAGGATTGTCCGAAATCACTTCCACCATCCCCCCTGCGGCTGGGCGCAGCCGCTTTACAGCCCCGGCACCGAACAGCCCAATCGCCCATATCCTGTCGGTCATGTTGAGCCGGGTTTGCAGCGTGTCGATCACGAGCATGTCGCTATCAAGCAGTGTCGGCTGCATGCTGTCTCCAACGCCGTGCGCGACGAGCAGGCGGTGAGGCGGCGACTGGCTGATTGCGCGCAGCAGGTTTGGGTCGAATTCAACGGTTCCCTCCTCGATGTAATCATCGAGATTGGAGCCGTCTCCCATGGCAAACCCCAGGTTGATGCGCTTAAGGGTGATCGCTCCGTCAGCATCGGCTGAGCCGAGCACGGGAGGCAGGTCCGGCATCTTGGGCGGCACCGAGCTACGTGCTAGCAGCCAATCTGGCGAAGTCTGGAGCGCGTTCGCTATGAGGTCGAGTCTGTCAGCGGACGGCATCGCATTGCGCGTCCGGATGTAACGCAACGCGTCGGGCTTTCCTGTCGCTTTAATCGAAGCGTCGCGCTCCGTCATCCCGAGGGCTTCCAAGCGCTGCGCAATTCGATCGTTCAGGATTTCGATAGGCGAGGACATGCGGCACGTATGCCGCAAAGGCGGATGGAAATCATGCGGCAGATATGCCGTTGACTGTGCGGCAGATATGCCGTATCCGTCGGACATGGACATCACCTACGAAGCCGCGCTTTTGAAGCTCGCGAACGCATACGCAGAGCAGGTTGCAAAGCACGGGGGGAAATCGCTCGCGCGCGTCGCGACAATCGTCGTGAACCGCGGGTCTTTCTTCGAGCGCCTTCGCGAGGGCGCCGGGTGCTCCGGACGCAATCTCGACCGGCTTTTCGAATGGTTCCGCGATCCAGCGAACTGGCCCGCACGCCGGATCGGGAAGGATGCCCGCGCCACGCTTTCGAGTGTCGGCCGTCCGGCCTTGGAGCTAAGCCAGCAAAAGGACGCTGCGTAATGTCTGTGTGCTGTGATCATGGAACCTCTCTACGCGCAGGCGCGCCCAGCGTGTTGGGCAAGACGCCTCGCCTCACACAGAATTCTTATCGGGAGGCCGTCAGCGCGACGCTGATCGACCTTGCCCGTGCCGAAGGCGGGCTGACCGATCAGGACATGGCCGACCTGCTCGGCAACTCCGCCGCGTCGGTCGGCAACGCCCGGAACAAGAAGGGCGACCTGAGTGCCGTGGCTATGTTGAGCATCGGCAAGGCGTTCGGCCCGGAGAGCTTGAACACCATCCTGTCGCTGATCGGCGCGAAGGCGGTCCCTGCGGCCGCGCTGTGCTGCGACAATGTCGGTCATATCCCGCTGAAGATCGCGGAGGCCCTGCCTCTGTTGATCGCGCTGCTTTCCGATGGCGTCTGCTGTGACAGCGACGTCCGCAAGCTCGAATCGGCGGGCGTGATCGATGAATTCATCAAGGCGGCCAGCGTGCTGGAGCGCCGCCGTAACGAGGTCCGCCTGCGGGCCGTCTGAAGCTGAAACAGAGCGGGCGCTGATCGCCCTGGAGTGAACCATGACCGACGCGAACAGCGCGGCGCTGGCGATGGCCAGTTCCGCGAATTCCCTTTCTTTGTCTGTCGCGCCGACCGTCGTTATCATAGGCGCCGCAACGCTGTATCTCGGCGACAGTTACGAGATACTCCCCCGCCTCGGCTGGGTTGATGTGCTTGTGACCGACCCGCCCTATGAGTTCCGCGCCGAAGGCGGCGGGCACTATCGTGATTCCCGGCAGGGAATGGATCAGATCCTAGCCGAAGAACTGAGCGACGGGTTCGACCACAGCATCATCAATCCGCTCCTGTGCGGATCGGTCGTCGTCTTCTGCCACAACGACCAGTTGCCTAAGCTGCTGCCCTATCTGGATGGCAGCTTTGAGCGGCAAGCCGTTTGCATCTGGCGGAAGAAGAACCCGCAGCCGGTTGCCAACAAACATTATCGGCCTGTCTTTGAATTTTACATTCACGCCTGGAACCGTGGCTCGCATCCTCGGGGCACCCTGGCCGACCTTGATCGCGAGATCATCGCCATGTCGCCGCGCGGTGCGGCCAAATTCGGGCACGCGACCGTGAAGCCCGATCAGGTGATGGACAAAATCATCACCAACTGCGCGCCTGGCCTGATCTGCGATCCTTTCATGGGCACCGGTTCGACTGGCGTCGCCGCAGTGAAGGCTGGCCGCCAATTCATCGGGATCGAGAAAAACCCGAAGCACTTCGCGACCGCCTGCGCCCGGCTGGCCGCGGTGCAGGGACTGGAGGCCGCTGCGTGATCCGCCGCTACCGCCGCCGCACCTTCGCCGAGGTCACCGCGCAGGCGCGCGCTGACGAACGCGCCCAAGTCGCGCAGTTCGGCCGCTGGCAGATCGCCGCCGTCGCCAACCTCATCGCCGCCGGGCGGGTCGATGCCGAAAGCGGCTCGCTCCTGTCGTCCCGGCTGGAAGCCTTTGTCGAGCAGGTCGAGCAGGGCCTGCACCTTTCCACCAACACGCCTGCTCAAGGAGAAAAGAAGTGACCGACGCTATGATGGCGGGCGATCCGAATGGACCGCGCCGCGCCGCGGACGGCGGGCATGTGCCCGGCGCCTGCAATACGATGGGCGAGTTCATCCGCTCGCTCGAAGACGGCCAGTTCGACGCCGATTGCTACGAAGAGGTCAAGGATCTGTCGGCGGCGCTGGCCGAACACGCCTGGCGCAATGGCGGCAAAGCCAAGGGCAAGGTGACCCTGACGATCGACTTCACCCAGGACGGCGGCCTGACCGAGATCAAGGCCAAGTTCAAGGTGACTAAGCCCGAGGACCACCGCGCCAAGTCGGTGATGTGGCGGACGGAAGACAACCGTTTCACCCGCACCCAGCCCAACCAGCAGCAGCTTTTCGGCATCCGCGATGTGAGCGGACCGGCCGAGCGCCCCCGCGACTACTGATCCACCACAGGAGAATATGACCATGGAAATCGAAGAAAAAGGCTGCGTCCGCGAGGCGCGCGAACTGGTCGAGGCTTATATCAAGCCCGTCCTGACGAGCATCAGCGATCCGACCGGCGGCGTCGTGGCGCCGTTCGCGATGACGCCGGGCGGCGCGCAGGTGATCCCTGCGAAGGCGTTCGACGACTATCGCTCCCAGCCCGTCCGCCGCATTGGCGTCGCGCACCTCACCTCGCTCGATAGCATCATTGCCCACGCCCTGCGCTTCAAGGATGAGGACAGCGCGATCTTCGCCAACGACGACCGCAAGGCTCCGTCGTTGACGGTCGTGCTCGACTATCACCGCATCGGCGCGGACAGCGACCCGCGCTTCGGCCAGCACCGCGCCCACTTCGCGTTTCCGCTGTCGGACGAGTGGACGGCATGGACCGAGCAGGACGGCCAGCAGATGCGCATGGTCGAGTTCGCCGAATTCCTCGAAGACCGGATCATCGACGTCCTCTATGTCATCCCCGAAGAGGACGAGCTTTCCGACGACCTGAAGAAGTTCATCAATGCGGGCGGCGGTGAAGCTACGATCGCGACGCCCCAGCGCCTTGTCGAACTGGCGCGCGGCCTTCAGGTGCATGAAAGCTCGGCGGTGCGGGAAGTCCGCAACCTGTCGACCGGCGAGGCCCAGATCAGCTTCACCTCGGAGCACACGGACGCCAACGGCGAACCGCTGCGCATCCCGGGCCTGTTCCTGATCGGCATCCCCGTCTTCCGCAACGGCCCGATCTACCGGATCGCCGCCCGGCTCCGGTACCGCAAGACGCCGACTGGCGTGGTGTTCTGGTATGACCTGTGGCGCACCGATCGCGTTTTCGATCACGCCTTCAAGGAGTCGTGCGAGCGCGCGGAGATCGAAACCGAGCTTCCCCTGTTCTTCGGCAAGCCGGAATAATCCGATGAAGCACCGGGAGCATTCGTATCACAAAGGCGTGCACGGGCGGAGGATTTCCATCCGCCCTGGCATCGGCAGCCCGACGATGGTCGCGTTCGTGAAATGCACGAAGTGCCCGACGGAAGGGTCCCGGAACCTGCGTGCGCGGATGCCCCCGGAGCAGATCGACAAGAAATTCACGCAGGCCGGCTGGGCGCTCGATCCGCACATCTGCCCCGGCTGCCGCACCCAGGCCAGCAATGAGAGGAAAGCCATGTCGGCCAAGCCTTCGCCCGACGCCATGCGCGCCCAGGGCCAGATGTTTCACCTGTTGCAGACCCATTTCGACCCGAACAAGGGCGCTTTCGCCCAAGGATGGGACGACAAGCGAGTTGCCGCCGACACGGGCCTGTCGGAAACCGTCGTCATCGAGTTCCGGGAAGCCTGCTTCGGCAAGCTGAAGGAGCCGGCGGAAATCACGGCGCTGCGGAGCGACATCGCCGCGCTGGAAAAGCTGCATCAGGAATCGTCCGCCTCCTTCGTGGCAGAGATCGCCAACCTCAAGAAGCAGATGGGCGCCATCAGCGCCAAGTGGGCGTTCTGATCATGGGCACGCTCTATATCCGCGCCCGGCTGGTGAACGCCTATCGCCGGATCTTCCCGCACCCCGCGGTCGTCGCCATGCGCGAGCGGCGCCGGGTGGCGAACAAGGCCGTCGTTTCGACCAAGCGCCGCGACCATGCGGCCATCATGGCGAAAGCCGCCCAGCTTCGCGGGGAGGCGCGCGACTGATGGGCCGCCGGAAATCCACCGCGGCTTTGGTGCCCTGCTCGAATGCGTGCGGCCGGTCGTACGAGCCGTTCAAGGGCCGGAAGACGACGCTTTGCTATCCGTGCTCGCTCAGTGCGAACGGGCGCAATCCCAAGAAGAACGAGAAGAACCGCGCGGCGATGCTCCGTCGGCTCGCCGATCCGGCGATTCGCGCTGAGACCTTGCGCATCGCCCAGGAGGGACGCCGGCGGAAGCTGGCGGAGGATCCTGAGTTCCGGGCCCGGTGGCAGGAAATGGGGCGCGCGCTGGGCAAATCGAATGCGATGCACAACAAGCACCCGAAGGGCTCGCCCGCGCGCATGAAGGCGGCAGCGACCCGGACCGAAACGATGCTCGGCTGGTGCCCGCTTGAGTATCGGGACGAATATCGCCGCCTGATCCACTCGAAGAGGCTGCGCGCTGCCTACGCACGCGCTGTCATCGAAGCACAGATCAAGGACGATGCCCAAAAGCAGCGCGCCCGGGCCGCGAAGGCTCAGCGTCTCTCCTTCGATGAACAGCTCGCTCGCATCCGGGAGGGCAAGGCATCCGTCGTGGCGAAGTTCACGCCGTCGGCGGACACAGGCCCTTACACGCTGGGCGGCGTCGCCTCGGGGATGATCTGATGGCGGCGCCCTGGTTCATGCAGGAGGCTCGGAAGCGCACGGCGGGCAAGAGGCGATCAGGCAGCGGCAAGCGTGCTGACGGCATGGCCGAGCGCCCCGTGCAGCGCGGCGCCATTCGCCTGCTCGCCATGCATGGTGTCGAAGCCGTCCACGTGCCGAACGGTACGCACTTGGCGGGCGACAAGCTGGCGCGCATCAAGCAGATGGCCGCGCTTCGGAAGGATGGTCTTCGTCCCGGCTTCCCCGACCTGATCCTGTTCAACCGCAAGGTGCAGCTTCAGGTCGGCTTCCTCGAAGTGAAACGCGAGATCGGCAATGACCTTTCCGAGGATCAAGAGGACTGGCGCGATGATCTGATCGCGTGGGGCTTCCCTTGGGCAATGATCCGCCTGCCGGAAGAGGCGGTTGCCGCCATCCGCGAATGGGGGTGGATCCGGTGAGCATCCGCGTCATGTCCCTGGTCTGGGAAATCAACCTTCCCGACAGCGAGAAGATCGTCCTTCTCGCGCTGGCCGACTGCGCCAACGATGAGGGGCAATGCTGGCCGTCCATGGCGACGCTGGCAAAGAAGTGCAGCAAGACCGACCGGACCGTGCAAGCGGCCATGAAGAGCCTGGTAGCGGCTGGCCATGTAACGCGCACCGAAGTTCCGGGCCGCGGCTGCCGCTACAGCGTCCACCCTGTTGCATGCCCCGAAAAGACTTCGCCCCCGAAGCCGCTTCGCCCCGAAGCCGCTTCGCCCCGAAAGGATTTCCCCCCGAAGGGAACGACGGGAACCCCCGAAGCCGCTTCGGACAAACCGTCAAGAACCATTCCCTCAGATGCTGACGCATCTTCGGGGAAGCGTGCGACGCGCCTGCCGGAAGATTGGCAGCCTGAGATGCTTCGCCCCGGCACTGTGTCATTCGACATCGTGAGCCGGTGGGAGCCTGGGCGGCTGGAGCGGGAGCTGTCCCGTTTCCGGGATCACTGGGCAGCCGCGAGCGGGAGCAAAGCCCGCAAGCACGACTGGCAGGCCGCATGGCGGACCTGGATCACCAACGCAGAGGAGTTCGGAAACCGCAATGACCGTTCAAACCGCGATAACCGCCGCCACACCTCCGACGACATCCGTGACCCGCTGGTGCGAGCCGTCGTTGCCCGCCAAGCTCGACGCGCTGGTGGGGCAGGGCCTGAGCCTTTCTGAAATGCCCGTCGTCGGTCCGATCAGCGCTGGTCACCTCCAGGCATATGTCGACGCCAGCGTGCCGCCCGCGCCGCAGCTTGGCCAGATCGAAACCATGATGGGAAAGCTGTCGATCGCGTTGCCGAAGCGGGAGATGTCGGACGAGGAAGCGAACGAGCGCCTCGACCTCTATTGGCAGGCGCTGAAACGGCATGCCCTCCCGGATCTCCAGCAGGCGTTCATGACGCTGCTGCGTACCTGCAAGTTCTTCCCCACCATCGCCGAAATCGAAGCCGCCGTCGCGCCCATCCGTGGCCGCCGCACGCGCCGTCTCGTCGCCGCCCGTCTGCTGCTGATGAAGCATCAACGCGAATGGCGGCCTTCGGGAGAACCGCTGACGGCGGACGAGGTGAGGCAGTTGGGCAGCATCCTCGCCGATCCGATGGGCCATAAGGCAGGAGAGGCGGCATGAACATCAGGACCGCGCGCAGGCTGTCCGGTCTGACCAGGGCGCGCTTCGCGTCTGCCGTGGGCGTCAGCGTGGGTACGCTCAAGCGCTACGAACGGGGAACCCGCTTCCCGACCGAGCGGCGCGTGATCGCGATCGAGCAGTGCCTCACTCGGCTGGGCGTGAACCTGGCCGACCTCGACCAGCCGCTGGCCATCGGCACCGCGCATCAGTAGAACAAGAAGAGAACGGAGTTTACGGGCATGGCGGACAAGCCGAAGTTTGAAATCGTAAATCGGCTGGGCGAGGTGTTCGAGGGCGACACGCCCAGCGCAGCGCGTGCGGCCATGATTGCGGCGGCTCGGCAGGCGTTGATTGACGACGCGGCCCGCTGCCCTGAGAAGGTGACGGCGCTGAATGCCCGCCTAGCGCGCATGGATGCCGCCCGCAAGCGCGAGCGGCAGCGGATCGAGCATCTTGTCCTGGGCCGGCCGCGTCCTATGGAGCGGGTGACGGAGGGTAAGCGCAAGGGGCGCCGCAAGCCGAAGATGATCGATCGTCCTGTGCGGCTGGAGCCGGGCATTGAGGAGGCGGTGCAGATCCGGGAGGCGTGGGATCACAAGGCCTATGGTACGCCGGAGACCTGGGACCGCTCCACACGCACGCATGATGGCTCGCTGGTGCAACTGCACCGCAACGGCACCATCGACAAGGATCAACTTGAATGGGCAGCCCAGATCGCGAATGTCTATCGCAGTTTGGAGGCGGACGTTGCGGTCAAGGTCGCCAGTCTGGAGGCGCGCGTCGACCAATCGAAGCGTCTTGGCGGGCAGGCCGCGGAGAGCGTCTACCGCGTCCGCATGCATCTCGCCTATGGCTATTGGCGGGACATGCTGCCGATGCCCAAGCAGATGGTGCTCGACATGGTCGTCGGCGACACGATCGGCTATTCCGTCGCCGCGCATCGCTATCGCGTCCACAAGCGCAAGGCCAAGCGCTTCCTGCTCGACGCGCTGAACCGCTGGCCCATGTGCGTGGCGCACGCCTTCTCTATGGTGGACCGGGGGACCGTTGCAGCCCTCAACGCTGGGCAGAAGGTCATGCCGGGGTGGCTGGCCGGACCGGCGCGCCGCGGCGCTGTGAAGGCTGAGCAGCACGTCGTTGATGCTCTGGAGAATGCGGATGCGCAGATCACGACGGGCCACCTCTATGACATCGACCCTGAGTTCTTGGACGAGCGCGGATTGTTGAAGGAATGGAGCGACATAGCGGACATCATCCGTTCGCGATTCGGCGCGGTGGAAGACGAGGCAGCGTAGGTGCAGTTCACTTTTTGGCTTGCAAGTGGCCCCGAAATGTTCCAAAAACGGCCTTGGATAAATCCGCCCGATGCACATGCGCCGGGCGGATTTGTCGTTTCTGCTGGGGTAGCTCAACGGCAGAGCCGCTCACTCGTAATGAGAAGGTTGCGGGTTCAAGTCCCGCCCCTAGCTCCAGTTCCCCCGGCAACGGTGGAAGCCGCTGGCCTTTCGGTAACCCCTGAGATGGAGGGGTCAGCGGCAGTCATTCAGGAGGCGGTATGACCGACACCATCCCGCGCCGCATGTCGGTTGATGACGAGACGGTCGATTGGTCTATTGCTCCGCACCTGTCTATCAGCGTGGATGGCGTCGAGCAGCAGCAGGTTATCTCCTACGACATCGACGCTGGGCTGATCGTGAAGTTCGCGATGGACGGTGAAGGCAAGGCCGTCGTGCGAGATGACGAGCGGGTGACTGAGGAAGTGCGGGGCGTCGTCACCGTGACCATGCGATCTGATGCCGAGCCGTCCGCCCGCGCTGAGGGCTAAGCCACGCGAGCGCGTTGAACGGCTGCGGGGTAGAGCCGGACAGGAGCAGCGAAAGCGTCGCCTCGCTCGCACCGATGGATTGTGCGAGAGATGCGAAGAGAGAGGCTTCACCACTTTTGCGACTGTCGTCGATCACATCAAACCGCTCGCGCTGGGCGGCAGCGATGACGACAGCAACACGCGCAACCTCTGCGACCCATGCCATCATGAGGTCACGGCTGAGCAGTTCGACCAGCACCGCACCATGGGGTGCAGTGCTGACGGTCTGCCCCTCGACCCGTCGCACCCATGGAATCTCGTGCGCTGAACCGCCCCCGGGGTGAAAAGTCTGAGGCCCCTCGCGTTGGACACCGGCGCCCCTTCAACTTCAATTGCTAATACAGGATTTGCTCTATGGCCCGTCGCCAGCGCGTTGACAGCGCGGCCGGCGCCGTGGCCGTGATGGCGGCGGCGGCGCGCGACCTGTCGCCCCCGTCCCATTTGAAGCTCCGCCGAGGCGACAAGCCATTTTGGGAAGCGGTGATTTCCGAGCGCGCGAAGTCCGAATGGACGGACGCCGATCTAGCGGTTGCGGCCAACTTGGCTCGCGCCATGGCCGACGCCGAAAAAGTTGCGGCCTTTACGGTCGATCGCGGGGGCAATGTGAAGGTGTCCACAATGATGATGACGATCGAGGCGAGCGACAAGCTTGCCCGTCGGATCGTCACGCTTCGGCGGGCGCTGGGGCTGGATAACCGGGCAAAGAACGGGGAACAGCGCGACGTCAACAAGCGGCGCGAGCAGGCGAAAGAGATCGAGGCCGGTCACAACCCGATGGCCTCCGATGACGATGATTTGCTGGCACGGCCCAGCTCGTTGAACTGAGGTGGCCGATGTCGCAACGAGGTACCGGCCGGACAATTCGCCAGCTTGAGCGGCTGCCGGATGGCGGGTTTTTCCTTGTGCCCAACCATTGCATCCGGCGGCACTGTCAAGGTTTGCTTCGCGACTCCGGGCGTGATCCGCGCTCCATCAATATCGTTACGGCCGACTTAGCCGAACGTGACATCTGGGGCGTGCGCGTCAAAGCGTGGGACGTTGATCACGCCTATTTCGAGGTGGCCGGACGGCGCGGGCAGCGCGCATTCGACTGTCTGGGGATGGCCGCCGGTAAGGGGCCATTGTCGCACGAGTGACCCGTGGCGAACGCGTTATCGCGTTCATCCACAAATATTGCTTGGTGCCCGAGGGCAAGCTGGTTGGGAAGCCAATGCGGCTCGACGAGTTCCAGCAGAAGTTCATCCTCGACGTTTATGACAATCCGGCTGGCACCTCCGAAGGCATTCTTTCGATTGCCCGAAAAAACGGCAAGTCCGGCCTGATTGCCGCAATCCTGCTTGCTCACATTGCGGGCCCGGAGGCCCGGCTTAACAGTCAAATCGTCAGCGGTGCCCGGTCGCGAGATCAGGCTGCGCTCGTCTTCAACCTTGCGTCGAAGATGGTTGTGCTCTCCCCCGACCTGTCAAAGCTCGTCCGGATCGTTCCATCCGGCAAGCGCCTGATCGGTTTGGCGAAGAATGTCGAATATCGCGCGCTCGCGGCCGACGGCCATACAGCGCATGGTCTTTCCCCGGTCCTTGCCATCCTCGATGAGCTGGGCCAGGTGCGAGGGCCGCAGGATGATTTCGTCGAGGCGATCGAGACGGCTTCGGGCGCCTATGACGACGCACTCCGCCTGATCATCTCGACGCAGGCGCCGACCGATGCTGACATGCTGTCGATCAAGATCGATGACGCGAAGCGTTCGGGCGATCCGAAGATCGTCTGCCATGTCTATGCAGCGGAGCCTGATTGCGATGTTCTCGACCCGACGGCGCACCGCGCGGCGAACCCAGCACTAGGCACGTTTCGGTCTGAAGTGGAATTGTTGGCAGCGGCCGAGAAGGCGGCGCGCATGCCATCTGCGGAAAACGGCTTCCGCAACCTTTACTTGAACCAGCGCGTCAACCGGTTCTCGCCCTTCATCTCGCCAATGGTGTGGGGGGAAGGCGGGGGCCCGGTCGACGAGGAGGCCTTTCTTACCGGCCCGGTATATGGCGGCCTCGACTTGGCAGAGACGACCGACCTTTGCGCCTTTGTGCTGATCGCCAAGGGCAGAGACGGCCGATGGCATGTTAAGGCATGGTTCTGGAAGCCTCAGGCGACTGTAACCGACCACGCGAAACGCGACCGCGTTCCGTATGACCTTTGGGTAAAGCAAGGGCTGATCGAGACGACGCCTGGCGTTGCGGTCGATTATGAATTCGTCGCCGCCAAGATCGGCGGCATTTGCGACGGACTGGACATCGCAAAGATCGGTTTCGACCGATATCGCTTCAAAACGCTCGAAACCCAAATGAGCAAACTCGGTATCAAGTTGCCATTCGAGCCATTCGGCCAGGGGCATGTCTCAATGGCCCCGGCGATGGACGTCACGGAAATCGCGTTTCTGAACAAGCAAGTCGTGCATGGCGGTAATCCCATCATGACGATGTGCGCCGCGAACGCCGTCGTCGAAAAGAATGCCGCCGGCGACCGCAAGTTGAACAAAGCCAAGTCAACCGGCCGCATCGACGGGATGGTCGCTCTTGTGATGGCGATGGGCCAGATCGCGCTCGAAGAGCAGAAAAAGCCGTCTGTCTACACCAAGCGCGGAATTATCAGGGTTTGAAAGGGGGTCGAATGGGATTTCTCGACCGCCTGTTTGGCCGCGACCCGGTGGCCTCATCAGAGACTTCAGCAGCCGCGACCGTCCAGCGCATCGCCCGCCCTGCTGCATATGAAACGTTGGACATGGACAGCCCGGCTCTAGCCGAGTTTCTGAAAGGTGGCCGAGAATCCGCCGCAGGTGTCAGCGTTAGTGAAACCATGGCTCTGCGTAACAGCACATTCTTCCGGGCCGTGCATTTGATCGCCAGCGCCATGGGGATGCTGCCCACCCACCTGATGAGGCGCACGGTCGATGCCAACGGGAAGGAGACTATCGCGAAGGCCAAAGATCATGCGCTCTATCGCATCCTGCACAAGCGACCGAATCAGTATCAGACCGCGCTCGAATTCAAATCGTATATGCAACTTCTCGCGCTGCTCGATGGCAATGCTTATGCGTTGATCATCCGCGGCATTGTGCGGGGCAAGCTCAATCAGGTCATCGCCTTGGTTCCGCTCAAGCGCAACTCGGTGACCCCGAAGCTTTCCGATGATTTCAAGCTGACATTTGAGTATCGCCGCCCCTCTGGCGGGGCCGTGGTTCTTCAGCCGCAAGACGTATTTCACTTCCGGCACCCGATCACCAGGGACGGCCTGAAGGGCGTAAATCTTATCGATATGGCTGTGAATGCCATTGGCATCGCCGCGCAGGCTGAGAAGGCTGCTGGCAAGGTGCTGAAGGGCGGCGTTATGGCGGGTGGCGCCCTTGAAACGGATGCGACGCTCGGACCGGAAGCAATCGACGAACTGAAAAATAGCATGCGGGAGCGCCAAGCCGATGGCGACGCCGCAGGCGAATGGCTGGTGCTGGAGGAGGGACTGAAGGCAAAGCCCTTCGTGACTTCGGCCAAGGACGCTCAGTTCGATGAGATGCGCAAGCGGCAGGCTGAAGAGGTCTCGCGATTTACTGGCGTGCCGCGTCCATTGCTGATGTTCGATGAGACGAGCTGGGGGAGCGGGATCGAGCAGCTGGGTCTGTTTTTCGTCACCTACTGCCTGATGCCCTGGTTCGTCGCCTGGGAGCAGGCTATCGAACGCTCCTGTCTGACCATCGAAGAACAGGACGCTGACGAGCTTTACGTCAAATTCAACGAGGGTGCACTGCTGCGCGGATCTCTGAAGGATCAGGCCGATTTCTTCGCCAAGGCCTTGGGACCGAACAGCGCCTATCGAACCCCGGACGAAGTCCGCGCGGCGTTCGATCTTAATCCTATCCCCGGGGGCGACCAACTCCCGGCCCCGTCAGCTGCTTCGACCAAGCCCAAGGAACCCGTCGATGAGTGACCATTCTCGCGCGCCCGGCCGCCCCCCGGCGGTGCGGACGCTGAACGACAGGCCGATGCCGGGCCGTCCGATTTTCGATCAGCGTGCGCATCTGCCTCGCTCGATCGCGGGCGGCGTCAAGTCTCGCGAGCGCCCTGGCGCGCTACCGATCCCGGCGGAGCGCGGCGTTTCTGCTTTCACTCCGTCACCGGTTCTCGATCGTTGGAATGCAGATGCGGCTGGCGTGCGCCCGGCAGCGCTCGAATCGGGCGACAACGTCATCACCATGTTCGACATCATCGGCGAGGATTGGTGGACCGGTGGCGGCGTGACAGCAAAGAAAGTTGCCTCGCAGCTTCGGGCAATCGGCGATCGCCCTGTCGAGGTCCAGATCAACAGCCCGGGCGGCGATATGTTCGAGGGCCTCGCCGTCTACAATGTGCTCCGCGAACATCCGCAGCCGATTACCGTCAAGGTGATGGGCATGGCTGCATCGGCGGCGTCCATCATCGCAATGGCTGGCGACACCATCCAGATCGGTGCGGCCTCGTTCATCATGATCCACAATTGCTGGGTCGTCGCCATGGGAAATCGGCACGACATGGCCGAAGTTGCAGCGTTTCTCTCGCCGTTTGATCAGGCGATGGCCGATGTTTACGCCCAGCGGACCGGCCAAAAGGCCGCGGACTGCGCGAAATGGATGGACGACGAAACCTATATGTCCGGGTCCATCGCTATCGATCGTGGCTTCGCAGACGAGCTGCTCGCCGCCGACCAGACGAAGGTTGATGAGAAGGCAAAGGCTTCCGACGCGTCGATCAACGAAATTCGCGCAATGGAACTGGCTCTTGTCGCCGGCGGCGCGACGCGCAGCCAAGCTCGGGCGCGCATCAACAAAATCAAGGGCACGCGCGACGCTGCCCTCGATCCTGCCGACACGCCAGGCGCTGACGGCGATTCCGAACTGAAGGCTTCGATCGAGAAGCTCACTCAGTCTTTCCGCAGCTAAAAGCCACGAGGCATATATGAAGATGTTTCTGAAAACCGCCCTGTCGGCGGTGGCGACCCTGTTCGCCCTCCCCCTGCGCGCCGCACCGTCGGACGCGGAAAATTTCACCCTGACGGCGCCAGCCATCCCTGCCCTGCCGCGGGCGATCATCGCCTCCAGCATCCGCGCGGATGTCACCGGCGACACCAAGGCCATGATCGCCGCGCTCCAAGGGGCATTCGACGAATTCAAGACGGCGAACGACGAGCGCCTGAAGTCCAAAGTCGATGACACGGTGGTCAACGACAAGCTGGGTAAGATCAACGAGACGATGAGTTCGCTGGAGGCCGCGATCAACGAGCAGGCCGCTCAGATCGCAGCGGCAAAGCTTGGAGGCGGCGACCGTCCGGCACTGGCTGACCCGGAATATTCGAACCTGTTCGCCTCGTATATGCGCGAGGGCTCCCGTGATCAGGAGGAGCAGCTGAAGGCTGCCCATCGGACAGGGCCTCGTGCGGCGATGACCGAGGGCACCGCAGCGGATGGCGGCTACACCACGCCGATCGAATGGGACCGTTCGATCACCGGTCGCCTGAAGCTGATCAATCCGATTCGGTCCGAGGCGACCGTCCAGTCGATCAGCACCTCGGGTTTCACGAAGCTGTTCACCGATCGCTCGCTCGGCTCCGGATGGGTTGGTGAAACGGCGTCGCGTCCTGCTACCAGCACGCCGCAGTTCACCTCGCTCGATTTCGGCCTGGGCGAAATCTATGCGAACGCCGCGGCATCGCAGCGCCTGCTCGACGACAGCGAGATCAACATCGAACAGTGGCTCGTTGGCGAGATCGAAACCGAGTTCGCGCGTCAGGAGGCTATCGCCTTTCTGTCGGGCGACGGCACCAACAAGCCGTTCGGGCTGCTGAGCTATGTGACCGGTGCGGCAGCCGCAGCGCGGCATCCTTGGGGCGCCATCGAGGTGTTGAATAGCGGTGCTGCTGCGGCATTTACGTCGGATGGCCTGATCGGCGCGGTCTATGACCTGCCGGCAGCCTATGAGCCCAACGCCAAGTTCTTCCTCAACCGCTCTTCGCTGGGCGCCGTGCGGAAGCTGAAGGATGGGCAGAACAACTACATCTGGCAGCCCACCTACGTCGCCGGTCAGCCGTCGACGCTGCTGGGGCGCCCGGTGGTCGATGTTCCCGACATGCCCGATGTGGCAGCTGGCAACATCGCCGCGTTGTTCGGCGATATGGCCGAAACCTATTTGGTCATCGACCGGATCGGTGTTCGTGTCCTGCGGGATCCGTACACCAACAAGCCGTTCATCTGCTTCTATGTCACGAAACGCGTGGGCGGCGGCGTCAAGAACCCCGATGCCATGAAGGCCATCAAGATCTCGGCGTAACCCATTGTCTCCGGGCCGGTCTTCACCCGACCCGGTTGATCGAAGCGGCGCAATTTCGCCGTTTCGGTCAACCCCAGGAGGATCATCATGACCACGAAGAAGACCGAGGCGGAAAAAGCCGCCGAGGCGCAGGCGAACGTATCACCCGCGACCGAGATCGACGCTTCGGGCGCTCCGCAGCAGATCGTTCCCGACGTCGATTTGGAGCATCCGGCCGTCGACAATGACCCGCGCGCCCGGACGACCGTCGAACAGAATAAGATCGATTTTAACGACCCGACGTTGTCCGGTCGGGAAGCGGTCGAAAAGAACCTCGCCGATCAGGCGAAGAAGTAAGCCGGAACCGGTAGGGAGCTGCGCATGGCCGAGCCGATCGACCTCGAAGCCGCAAAGGCGCAGCTCCGCATCCTGTCTAACGATGAGGATGGCGTCGTTAGCAGCGCCATCGTTGATGCCCGCGGGTGGATTGAAGATTATACCGGCCTGATTTTGACGCGTCGGGCAGTGACAGAAGTCATCAGCAGTTTTGACGCCGCGCTGTCGACCTGGCCCATCGTCTCGATCGATGCTGTCGACTATGTCGACATCGACGGCGCCGAACAAACGTTCCCCGATACCGAATATTTTGCCCAGATCGCGAAGCGCCCCGCGCGTCTGTCTGCGGCAGCGTGGCCGCGCCTGCTGACCGGCAGCACGATCGCGGTGACGATGACAGCCGGTTTCGCAACGCCGGATGCAATCCAGCTTTTCTCGCCAAACATCATGCGCGCCATGCGCATCCTTGTGGCTGGCTTTTTTAACGATCGGGAAACCGGCGGCCTTGCAGGTGACGTTGAGGTAGCCGCGAAACGGCTTTGCCGAAGCCTCAAACGGTGGACGCTGTGAAGTCCAGCCCGCGCAACCGCCTGATCACCATCGAGGCGCGCACGACAGCGCTTGATGGCTATGGTGGAGAATCAGAGGCCTGGGCAGAATATGCCCGCGAATATGCCGCCGTCTATTTCGGCACCGGCAAAGAGCAGCGCGAAGCCGCGCAGCAGGGCGGATCGCAAACGGCATCATTCGAGGTGCTGAGCAACAGCAAAACCCGCGCCATCAGCGTGATCAATCATCGCATCGCGTTCGACGGCGGCATCTGGAACATCACCGCGAAGCAGGATCTGGGCCTCAATGAGGGCGTCCGGCTTACGGCAATTAGGGCGGCGGGGTGATGGCGGAGACGATCGAGGGGTTGGCCGCGCTGGATTTTGCCCTTGGCGACCTGCCGAAGTCGACCGCCCGGGCCACACTCGTTCGCGCGGGCAAGAAGGCGCTGGAGCCGTTTATTGACGACGTTCGCCACCTCGCGCCGGTCGACGCCGATCCGGAGAGCACGCCAAACCGCCCGCCGGGCACGCTGCGCGATAGCTATGTGATCGGCACGAAGCTCAACAAGAGCCAGGCGAAAACAGCCCGCAAGGAGGGGAAGAACTTCGCGGAGGTCTATGCCGGCACCAATGATCCGGCAGGCATCCAAACGGAATTCGGCAATGCCCATCAGGCGCCGCAGCCGCACGCCCGGCCAGCATGGGACGGCGTGCAGAAGGAAGTCCTCGACGGCATTGGCACCCTGCTCTGGGACGAGATCTACAAATCGGCCCAACGGCTGGCGAGGCGGAATAGGTGACCATGCGCATTGATCTGCGTTCCCGGCTGGTGGCGAACGCCGCGATCAGCGCCATCGTGGGCACGCGCATCTATTGGAACAAGCGGAAGCAGGGCGACCCTCTGCCCGCCATCGTTCTCTACAAGATCACGCCCGGCAACCAGTATACCTTCGATGGCGACAGCGGCCTCTATGGCAGTCGCATCCAGTTCGACAGCATCGGTCTGGAGGTCCGCGACTTTGAGCCTCTCTTCGATGCGCTGAAAGCCGAGATGGAGCAGCCCAGGACGGTAGGCCAAACCGCATTCAGCATGTCCTTCCTCGAAGGCGAGCGGGATATGCCCTTTGTCGACGTGGACGGCGTGGGCGCCGTCGGCGGCATCAGCGCTGATTTTTTTGTTTGGTGGAAGTCCCTCTAAAAAGGAGCCTGAGATGGCAGATGTTACCATTGGGCATGGTTCGACCGTGTCCTTCAAGATCGGCGCCGCCGCCGCCGCTCTTCTGGGTCAGGTCACGGCGATCGGCCTGCCCAATCCGCAAATCGCCGACGTCGAAGCGACGCACTTCCAGAGCCCGGATCGCGCCCGCGAATATATCCCCGGTCTGAAGGACAACGGCGAGATCACGATCGGCATCAACTATGACGCTGGCTCCGCAACCGATACCGTAGTCAACGACGCCATGGCCGAGACGGCACCGATCGAGGTGACCATCTCCATCCCGACGGTGTCCGGCACGAACCAGGAATTCACCTTCCCTGGCATCGTGAAGGGCTACGAAAAGGCCATCCCGATCGATGATCGCCAGACTGCGACCATCACCATCCGCGTCGCGGGTGCTGTGACGCAGGCGGCTGCCGGCGCATGACGGCCGCCAATCCACTGCGTGGCGAGAAGGTCGTCTCAGTTGGTGGCGTCGACTACAAGCTGGTGCTGGACGTCAACGCCTTTTGCTACGCCCAGGCTGAACTTGGGAAGAAGTCGCTCGAAATCACGGCCGCCATCTCTGGCGACCCCGACGACATGCTATCTATCCGGGGACTGTTCTGGGCCAGTCTCCAAAAGTACCATCCCTGCCATCTGTTTGAAGCTGGCGAGATTATGGCGGATGCAGGACCGGCGGCGGTGCGCGCAGCGTTGCTCGACTGTCTCGCGGATGCATTTGGCCTAGCCGAAAGTCAGCCCGGAGCGACGGAGGATAAGGAGGGGGAAAACCCTCAGAGGACCCTTGGGACTGGCTCCGACTCCACCGGCTCTACTGCGAAGCCGGAGGCAGCAGCCAAGGGTTCTGGGAAGAAACGCCGCGACTGATTCGATCATTCATCGATGCGTATCAGGAGCGCATCAATAAGGCCGACAGGCTGGCGCTGAAGCAAGCATGGCACACTGCGGGCCTCCCGCTGATGAAGAAGTTCCCCACACTCGCCGAGCTGTGGGGGGACGTTAAACCGCCCGAGCCCCAGACCCCCGAGCAGATGATCTCAGTAATGCAGGCTTGGGTGAGCGCGACGCGGCATTAATTGCCGCGTCCGGCGAGCGCGGCAGCGCTGAACAGCACGGCCGAACTAACGAGAAACGCAGCGGCGCCGATGAAAAGCAGCGTTTGCCGGTGCATCTCGCCGAAGTTCACTGTGTCGCCCAGGCCAAATCCAGAGCCGTCAGGTGCGATGTCCGTGTTCGCGCCCAGGATCGCCAGCGCACCGGCGATCAGCAGGCTGGTTATCCCGGCGACATAAAGAGCGGTCGTTTTCATGGCCACGCAACCTAGTTTTCGAAAGCGGAGAACGCAATGGCGACAGGCGGTGCTCTGATCGGCGCACTTCGTGTAACCCTCGGGCTTGACTCGGCAAATTTCGAAGCGGGCACAAAGAAGGCTCGCGCGTCGGCCGAGCGCGACATGAAGGCGATCCAAAAGGCTATCGACGGACTCAAGGGACGGTTCGATGCGGTCGTCGCTGGGTTCGGCGCGAATGAGCTTTATGAGGCGGGCAAGCGCGCCCTGGATTATGCCTCCAGTCTTGGCGAGGTCGCCCAGCAGATGGGGGTGACCACCAAGGAATTGCAGCAGTACCGTTATGCCGCTTCGCAGGTCGGCCTCAGCAATGACGAGATGGACAAGGCTCTCGCCCGCCTAACCAAAACGATGGGCGAGGCGAAGGCTGGCTCTAAGGCGCAGGCCAGCGTCTTCCGTGAGTTGGGCGTCTCGATTGAGGATGCTAACGGCCGGGTGTATTCTGCTGGCGAGGTGATCCCAAAGCTCGCGGACGCGCTGTCCAAGATCAAGGATCCAGCTACACGCGCCCGTCTTGAAATCGATCTCTTCGGGAAGACCGGGCAGAAGCTGGACACCATGCTCGCAGGTGGAAGCGCGGCTGTGAATGAACTGCGCGATGCTGCGCAGCAGCTGGGCCTCGTCCTGTCCGACGAGCAAATCCAAAAGGCGGATGACACGGCCGATAAGCTGGCCGCTCTCAAGCAGATTTTGGAGACGCGCCTCGCAAGCACCGTCGCGGATAATGCTGATGCGATCTTAACCCTCGCTAATGCTCTCGGAACGCTTGCTTCGAAGTCGTTGGACGCCTTCCAAAATTTCCAGAATTTCCGCAACCTTCGCGGGCTGACCTATGGCGCCAGCCCGGAGGGGGCGAAGGGCCTTCTGTCTACCGCATCCGGTCGCCAGGTGCTCGCGCGAGACATTCAGAATCGGCTCGACCGCAACATGCAAGCGCGGGCGTCCGGCCAAGGCGACCCGGACGCGCTTGATGCGGAATTCAAGAACCTCATTCGCGCACGCAATGGCGTCATCCGCGCAGGTAGGGCCGCTGACCGGATTGCGGCAGCGCAGAACAGGCCAACTGTCGCAGTTGGCGACGGCGCGCTGCCGACCGTCGCATCCACGCCGACGAAGCCCAAGAAACGGACCGGTCCCACGCCTGAAGAGGTCGCCGACAAGCACGAGCAGGATATGTCGCGCCTGCGTCAGGAGCAATTGCAGGCTCAGCTGTCACTTACCAACGATGCCGAGGATCGGGCGGACCTCCAGAGCCAGCTGCTGCTGGAGGAGTATAATGAGCGCAAGGCTCAGGTCGAGAATGACGAACACTTCACGGTCGATCAGAAGCGGGCGCAGGTCGCCGCGCTTAAGGCGTTGTATGGTGTCAGTGGCGAAGGCGATGACCTCGTCGTCGGAGGGGCGCGCAACTCGCTCTCGGCTGGCATCTCGCGCGAGATGCAGGAACGTCTCGCCCGTGAGGCGTTCGACATGCAGAGCGCGGAGATCGAAATCCGTCGAGGCGACCTGCAGGGGCAGCTCAACTTGGCGCGCACCGCCGAGGAGCGCCGCCGCATCGAACTGGAGATCCTTGACCTCGAATATAAGCTGCGGGAAGCCAAGCTCGATCAGGTCATCAACTCGCAAGAGAGCAGCCAGGCCGAAAAGGATCTGGCCGCCATGCAGAAGGGCAAGCTAGGTCAGCAGCGCGCAATCGACACGGCAAACATCAATCAGCAGAACATGGGCCCCATGGCCTCCTATCTCGATAGCCTCCCCCAGACGGCCGCCGAGGTGAACGAGTCGTTCGAGAAGGTTGCGGCCGACGGGCTCGCCAACATGAACGACCAGTTGGCAAACGCCGCGGCAAACACGCTCAAGCTCAAGGGGCTGGCCGGGCAACTGTTCAACCAGCTGATCGCGGACTTGATCAAACTTCAGATCCAGCAGGCAGCGGGGGGAAGTGGGGGCATCATCGGGGGTCTGCTGAACGCCGCAACCTCGGTGTTCGGTGGGGGTAATTCACTCGCTGGGTCGATTGGCGCCGCTAACGCCAATGTAGCCAGGCTTGCCGACAGCGTCGGGACATGGCGCCTTCCTGGGCTTGCCACCGGTGGGACGATCAGCGGCTTCGGCGGCGTAGACAATAACCTGTTATCGATCAACGGCGTCGGAGCGGCGAAGGTCAGTGCAAGCGAGCGGATTCGCGTCGAGAAGGCGGGCGCGAATGACAATGACGGTCGTCCGATCATGTTCGACCTGCGCGGCGCCGTTTTGACGGCCGACCTCCTTGCCCAGATGAACGCCATGGCCGACGGCGCGGCCGTGCGCGGGGCCATGGGCGGCAGCGCTCTGGCCCAGGACGGAATTGCCCAACGCGGGCGCCGCCGCATTCCGGGACGGTAAATGACCATCATAACCATGCCCGATTGGGTGGTGCCCAGCGCCGCCGAGCCTTACGTGCGCAGCTTCCGCGGGGTGCTGACACCCTTCCTGGGCGGTCCTGACCAGCTCATCAACCGGCTCGGCACTCGCTTCGGCCTGCGCGTCACGCTCCCTCCTGCGCCAACGCGCGCCGAAGCGCTGATAATCCAGTCCCGGCTGCTCCAGGCGATGGACGATCGGCTGCGCATGGAATGGCCCCAGCCTGACTTCGACGCCGGCGACCCGGGCGCGCCGCTTGTTTCTGCTGCCGTAAACAGCGGGTCCGTCGTCATGCTGAAGGGCATGACGGCGGGGTACCAGGTCAAGGAAGGGCAGTTCCTCGCCTTCATCCATGGCGGGCGGCGCTATCTCCACATCTTCGCCGCCGATGGCACTGTCGCTCCTGGCGGCACGATCACCTCGCCCGTCTGGCCGATGCTCCGGACAGCGCTCTCCCTCAATGACGTCGTCGAGATCGTCGAGCCGAAGATCGAAGGCATCGTCAATCCCGGGGACGAAGTGTCTTGGCAGATCGCCGTGGAGCGGCTCGCCAGTTTCTCCTTCACCCTCGCCGAAGGTGCCTGATCCCACATGGACACTGCCCTTAAAACCGCGCTCGCGCAGCCGGCGGTTCTCCTTTTCGGCGCACTCCGCATCGAGTTCCCCGACCATACCCTCCGCCTGGTCGATGGCTCCGCCAACATCGTCATCGGTGGCGAACTGTATGTCGGCATCGATGAGACCTTCGGCACGCTGGCAGACATCAGCGAGATCAGCGAGGAGATCGACGACAGCGCGCCCGAGGTGACGATCAGCCTCTTTCCGCCTGATGTCTCCGCCGCCGCAGAGCTTTCACACCCGAACATGCAGGGCAGCGTCGTGCAGATCATGGTCGGCGCTGTTGATCCCATCTCCGGCGTCGCCATCGGCACGCCCGAAGTGCTCTTCCTGGGGGAGATCGACGTCCCCACCATCATGATCGACGGCAGCGGCGCGCGGAAAGTTCAATATACCGTCGTCAGCGTGTTCGAGCGGCTGTTCGAGGTGGAAGAGGGTCAGCGCGCCTCCAATGGGTGGCATCAATCCATCTGGCCTGGTGAGCGCGGCCTCGAATTCATGACCGGCACCGACAAGAACCTCTATTGGGGCGTTAAGCCGCCAAAGAACAGCAACACGGCGCGGACCGGCCTTTCCGGCATCCTCGCCAAAGTGCAGGCGACCAAAGCGGGTACTGGCCTGTGACCCCGCTCGAACGACGCTTCGCCGCGATTGAGGCGACCATGGCCCGCTATCGCGATCGTCCTTTCGAATGGGGCAAGGTCGACTGCGCAAAGGTCGCTGCATTCCACCTGAAGAAGCTTGGCCACAAGGTGCTGATCAGCAAGGCAGGGGCCTATGGCTCTGCTCTCGGCGCGCGCCGCGCTATCAGGCGCATGGGTTATGATAGCCTGCCAGACCTGCTTGATGGGCTGGGCCTGACCCGCATTCCCTATTCCCGCATGCTGCTGGGTGATCTGGTTGTTGCCGAGGGGCATGGAGGGATCGACGCGATCGGCATCTACGCCAGCAACGGCCATGTGCTCGGCTTCCATGAGGATCATCTGGACCAGGGCCTGGTTACGGTCGACCTGACGCCGCTTGCGGCGTGGAGCGTGCTCTAATGTCCGGTTTCCTTCGAAAAGCCGCGCTGGTGGTCGGCGCTGTCGCCCTCGTCGCCGCTACGGCCGGCGCCGCGGCCGGCGCACTCGCGCCAGCGATGGCGGGTAGCGCCTCTGTCGCAGGGATCTCTGCCGGGACGCTGACGGCCATAGGCACCTATGGCGCGCTCACGGCCGGCGTTCTCAGCATGGCCGCTCAGGCGACTGCCCCGGGCCCAACGGTGCAGGGCAGCGCAACCACCTTCACCACCAATCCGCAGAGCGGCCTGCCCTATGTGATGGGCCGAACGCGCATGTCGGGGTTGCGCATCTTCGCCGACACGAACACCCGCGCCGGCTATACCAAGTTCAACGATCTGCTCTGGTTTGGCGCGCTGCTCAGCATTGGCGGGCAGATCGACAGCATCGAGAAATTCACGGCCGACAATGAAATCGTGACCTTCGACGCCGGCGGCAATGCGATTGGCGACTATCACGATTACCAGGCGCAGAAGATCCATATGGGCGGCAGCCCGCAGGCGTCGGCGCTGGCCCTGACGCTGATGGGCAGCGGCGCGCCTGGCTGGACGTCGGAGCACAAGCTGTCGGGCATCACGCATGCGATGTGGTGCCTGCGCTTCAACAAGCAGGGCGAGATGTACGGCGCTGGCGCGCCGGAACCCGCCTGGATAGGCAAGTGGGTCAAGGTCTATGATCCGCGGCTCGACAGCACCTACCCTGGCGGCGCGGGCGCGTGTCGCCCGCTCATCGAAGCGACCTATGTCTGGTCGCAGAACCCCGGCCTGCACGCACTGACTTGGGCGCTCGGTCGCTGGCAGAACGGAAAGCGGACCTGCGGCATCGGCGCTCCGGTGGCGAATATCCGCGTTTCCGACTTCGTCGAATGCGCCAACGTTTGCGATGCCAATGGCTGGAAGGTCGGCGGCACCGAATGGACGACTGATAGCAAGTGGGACACCTTCAAGCGGATCCTGCAGGCGGGCGGCGCCCGCCCAACGCGCACTGGCGCGATGATCGGGTGCATCGTCAACACGCCGCGCACCGCCATCGCGACGATCGAGAGCCGCCATCTGCATGATGGCTTGACCCTTCCGTCGACCAAGAGCCGCCGTGATCGCTTCAACAGCGTCATTCCTCGCTATGTCGATGAGGATAGCGAGTGGGCGATTATCTCGGGCAGCGCGGTAACCGTCGGCGACTATGTGACTGCCGACAGGGGCCAGCGCACCAAGGAGATCGATTACCCGCTGGTGCAGGTGTTCAGCGGAGAGGAGGCGACGCAGCCAGGCCAACTCGCGGCCTATGACATAGTCAACAGCCGCGAGGCGGGCCCGTTCACCTGGACGACCGGACCGGAATGGATCGGGCTGAAGACGGGCGACGTCGTCCTGCTGAACGTGCCCGAAGAGGGGCTGGTCAATCAGCCCGTCCTCATCACGCGGCGGGCGCCCGATCCTTCCACCGGGAAGGTTTCCTTCGCGGCCGAGACGGAAACGCCGGGCAAGCATGCCTTTGCGCTGGGCCAGACCACCACGCCGCCGCCGCCGTTCAGTCTATCGGCGCCCGACCTGAAGCCGCCTGCGCCGGCGGAGACCGCCTGGGCGGTGTCGGGCAACACTTCAGGCGAAGGCTTTCCCGCGCTGATCGTGACCGGCGAGAGCGAGATGCCCTCGGCCGACGCGGTGGTGATCGACTATAAGCTGTCGAGCGATAGCGAATGGTCCAATTCCGCGATCCTTTCCGCCGTCGATCCGGTCAGCCACGTAATCTCGCCGCTTCAGTCGGAAACGGCCTATGACGTGAGGATCGCCTATCGCGTCGGCACCATCGACGGCAACATGACGATCTTCGTCAACGTCATGACCGGTCTGGGCAAGGTCACCATCATCGATGGCCGGCTGAATGACATGGATGCCCAGCTCGCCCAGCTGGAAAGTGACACGGCTGCCGCGCAGGTCGCGATCGGCAACGCGCAGGCGGAAATCGACGCTGCTCAAGCCGAGATCGATGCCGCGGTCGCGGACATTGCGGCGCAGGGCAGCGCGATCTCGACGATCGAGGCGAATGTCGCCACTAACACCGGCGACATCGAGTTGCTGGCGGAGCAGATCCAGGCACTAGATCCGGACAGTCTTGCGGAGTTGTCGAACAAGCTGGGCGTCATGGCATCGGCCAATGAGACCGTCGCTGGTGCCCTTCTCGCCGCAACCATAAAAACGAGCCAGCAGTCGGCCGCCTTTGCAAGCGAGCGTACCCTTCGCGCCAATTCGGAAGAGGTCATTGCCCGGTCGGTTGAGGCGATCAACGTCCGGATGGGCGCCGCAGAGGCTGGCATCAGCAGCGAAGCCACAATCCGCGCCACGGCCGATACGGCCCTGTCGAATCGGATCGATACCGTCACCGCGTCGGTGGGAACCAATAGCGCGGCGATCACGTCGGAAGCTTCGGCGCGGGCGACCGCCGATACGGCCCTGTCGAACCAGATCAATTCGGTGTCCGCAACTGCAGACGCCAATACGGCCGCCATCACATCGGAGGCCGCAACACGAGCCGCGGCGGATACTGCCTTCACCAACCAGATCAACTCGATGACCATCACGATCAACGGCCATACGGCGTCGATCACTGCGCAGTCAGGATTGATCGGGACGGTGCAGGGTGACGTGGCTACGCTGTTCGGACGGTGGGGCGTCGAGATCGATGTCAACGGGTACGGCAGCGGCTTTGCGCTAAACAACAACGGGACACGGTCAGACGCGGTCTGGCGGGTTGATAAGTTTGCGGTCGGTGCACCGGGCGCTGGCACACAGTATCCGTTCCAGGTGGTCGGCTCGACCACCTACATGAAGAACGCGATGATCCAGGACGCGTCGATCACGAACGCCAAGATCGCGAACTTGGCCGTCGACACGTTGAAGATCGCCAATCAGGCCGTAACCGTCCCGGTAGGCGCATATACCGCCGCTAGCATTGGGTTCGCCCAAGGGGTGTGGACGACTGTTCAGTCCGTCAGCATTGTCGCGTCAGGCGCGCCAATCTATGTGCAGGCGAGTTGCCATATGCTCCAGGGTCGCAGCGGTGGCTTCGCCAACAATCAGATGCGCATCGTTCGGAACGGAGTGGTTGTCTACGGCCCGATCGATCTCCCAACGGGGTATACGCCATCAGGTAGCGCTTACAGCGGACCGGTCAGCTTCTCAGGAATGGATCAACCTGGGGCGGGCTCCTTCACCTATGAATTGCAGCTTTATCGAGACGTGGGCACGCTGGACATGTCGCATCGCTCTCTGTCGCTGACGGAGTTCAAGAAGTGAAGTACATCGTCTTCGACGACGCTACCGGCGTGGAGATCAAGCGCGGCATCTGTCAGGACATGCCGGAAGCACTGGAGTTGCAAGCCGCGCCGGGTCAAACGGCCTATGAGTTCAGCATTGACGATGAAGCGAAGGGAACTTCGCTAATCCGCCGGCCGGACGGAGTGCTCATCGCGGCGCCTGCGTCGTAGCTACCCGTGCGACGGTAATCCGTCGCCTTTCCCACCTTCATGATCCCTCCCGATAAGGAGACTTCGCTTGGCATGGTATTCGGCCGGGACCGTTAGCGTCACCAACAACAGCACCGCCGTCACCGGCGCCGGCACCGCATGGGCGGATAATGTGGATGCCGGACAGGCGTTCATCGGACCCGACGGGCTGCCCTATGAGATCGTGTCTGTCGTTTCCGCCACCTCGCTCACGCTGGCGAGTCCCTATCGCGGCGCGAACGCTTCTGGGCAGGCCTACCGGATCATGCCGGTGCAGGGCTATCTGCGCGATCTCGCCACCCAGGCAGCCTCGCTCGTTTTGTCTTTTGCCACCGTGCGCGATGGAGTCGGCCAGGGCAAATTCCCCGATGGGACGGTGGGGGTGCCCGGCATCCGCTTCGCCAACGACGAGGACACCGGCCTTTATCGGATCGGGGCCAATATTATCGGGGTTGCTGTCAACGGTGGATCAAGTGCGGCTTTCAGGGCCGAAGGCCTTGCGCTTGGAAGTGATTTGTCGGCGTTCAGTCTTGGCGGAGTATCGATCCCGAACTACGGAATTGGTTATAATTCTGCTACTATTTATGTTGGTGGTTTCTCAGGATTGGTTTTTCATACCGGTCAAGTTGAACGCATGCGTATAAATGGCAGCGGCAACGTAGGTATCGGCACGTCTTCGCCCGGTGCGAGGTTGCACAATTACTATAATTTCGGGACTCAATCTCCCGCATCGCTTTGGCGGAATGCTATTTTTCAAAGCGACTATACCCGGAGCGACAATAGCCAGTTTGTCGGCAGGCGCGTTTCAACCGGCGTTTTGAGTTATTCCTCAGTTGTTCAAGCAGAAGATTCAGCGGGCGCTGTTACTTCACTCGCGGTCAATCCGATCGGCGGCAACGTTGGAATTGGAATTATTGACCCGTCCCACAGGCTGCATGTCGGGGGCAACCTTGCCATTGCCGCTGATGGCTCCAACTACATGTATGTGGGACGATTTAACGCCGGTTACGGCGGTTCTGTCATAAATACGCTAGGCGGTTCGTCATTCATTGTCTTTCAGGTTGAAGGACTGGACCGGCTCAAGGCGTCATCAACTTACGTCAATCCAGGGGCTGATAACGTCCAGTCACTCGGCACTAGTGGCGTTCGTTGGTCTGTCGTCTATGCGGCAACTGGCTCCATCAACACCTCCGACGAACGGGCCAAGCAGGACATTACGCCCATCCCGGACGAATGGCTTGACGCTTGGGCCGATGTGGACTGGAAGCGCTACAAGTTCATCGACGCCGTTCAGGCAAAAGGCGACGAGGCCCGATGGCATGTCGGCCTGATTGCGCAGCATGTCCGCGATGCGTTCGCTTCCCGCGACCTTGATGCCAGGGCTATCGGCCTGCTCTGCTATGACGAATGGGAGGAAGAGCGCGAGCCGATCTTCGCTACCGTCACGAAGACCCGCATGGTGGAGCGCCAAGAGCCGCGTACGCGCACGGTCCAACAGGAGCGGCAGGGATTCCGGCCGATCGATCCCAACGATCCGGAGAGCCTGTTCGAACCCTTTACCGAGACGATCGAAGTGGAAGAAACCTACTTCGAAACCGTCGAGGTCGAGGAAGAATATGAGGTCGAAGAGGATACCGGCGAAACCCGGGTGACGCTGGAAGCCGGCGACCGCTGGGGCCTCCGCTATGACGAATGCCAGACCATGGAAGCTGCATGGCAGCGGCGCGAGCTGGCGCGCAAGGATGCTGCGCTTCAGAGCATGGGTGCCACGATTGCCACCCTTTCCGCCCGCCTCAGCGCACTGGAGGGAGCGTGACCTATGCAGAGCGCAACACTCACACAACAGGGAACATCGGCGATGACGCCAGGGGTTGAGGCGTTGATCGCCAAATATGGATGGATCTGGGTTGGCCTGACCTTTGGGCTGGCCGCGAAATATGCGCTGCTGATCAAGCGCGGGGTGAAGATCAAGGCATGGCTGGTCATCGCAGACATTCTGCTGCTGCCGATGGTCGCCCTGATAGCGTTCTGGATCGTCAAGCAGGCGGGCGTGGACGGGGAAGGGGCGGCGCTCCTCACTGCGGCTGCAACCGTCGGGGCCGACCGCGTCGTCAAGCTCTACACCGACAGGTTCCTGCGCCAGGTCGACGCCGCCCTGATGGAGACCGTCGCTCAGCACAAGGCGGCGATCCGGGAAGAGGTGCAGACAGAACTTAGCGGCGCGCGCGTGGTGAACGACATCGCGAAGGGGAAGCGCCCGATCGCAGACGAGTGAAGAAGGATGGTCCCCGCTCCGGGTAGGGGCAGAAGGGGGGGGCGACCGTGCCGGAGCGGAGTTGACCCTAAATAGGGCAATCATGCGCGCGCGTCCATCCGGGAAAACACCAACTGCACGACGGTAATCAGGTGGGCGTCAGGACCTTAGGAGGTTCAGGCGCCCTTTTTCATGGGAGAATGACATGGATCACGCGCAACTCCAGCGCCGCCTCTTCTCGCTGGGCGTCTATCAAGGCGCGATCGACGGGAAGTTCGGTCCGCTGAGCAGGGCGGCCACCCTCAAGGCGCTGACCGACGGTCCCGATTACGAGATCACTGCCGATGACGTCGCAGCCGCTGCCCGCGACATCAAGGTCGAACCGGCGACGATCTGGACCATCTATGACGTCGAGGCTGCGGGAGACGCCTTCATCGGCGGGCGGCCCACAATCCTGCCGGAGCCGCATCGGTTCAGCCGGTCGACCGGGCATCGCTATGACGCCGGCCATCCGCGCATCTCGTCCCGGACATGGAACCGGAAGCTCTATCCCGGCAGCCAGGCGGCGCGCTGGGAAATGCTGATGGACATGGTCGCGCTCGACGTCGACGCGGGGTTCATGTCCGCCAGCTATGGCGCGTTCCAGATCCTGGGCGAGAACTTCGCCATCTGCGATGCGCCGGACCCTTGGTCCTTTGCGTGGCGGCAGTCCCGGACCGAAGGCGATCAGCTTGACGCCTTCATCCGGTTTGTGAGGGGGAAGGGGCTCGTGGGCGCCCTCCAGCGCCGTGAGTGGGCCGCTTTCGCGAAGGGGTACAACGGCACGGCCTACCGCGAGAACAAATATGATGAGCGGCTTGCCGCTGCCTATGCGAAGCGGAGGGCGGCATGAGCTGGGCCACAGCATTGGGGCTCGCCCGTCGCCTCTGGTGGGCACCCGTCATCATCGGCCTGGTCGTGGCCCTTGCCCTGACATCGATGAAGGTCGACGTCCGCACGGCCGAACGGGACAAGGCCCGGACCGACCTCAGCGCCGAACAACGGGCCCACAGGCAGACCGTCGCCAACTATCGCGCGGCCAGTGCCGAAGCGCTGCGCCAGGCGGCCGAGAATGTGAAGCGCGTCAAGGCTGAACAGGCCGCCATCACCGAAAGGAAGATCAATGACCTCCAGGCTCATTATGCCGCTGTTGATGCTCGCTATGAGCGCGTGCGGGCAGCGCTTGCCGCCCGAACCGATCTCCGCAGTTCCGAAACAGCCCCCGTGTCCGTCGCCAGCGAAGCCACCTGCCGAGCTTATGGAGGAACCAGTTGTGACGGACTTCTTGCCAAGCTCCGGATAGCCGAGCGGCAGGCGTGGAACCTGATCAAACTTCGGGAATGGGCAGCAGAGCAAGCGGCGGTGAAGGTGGAGCCGGAACCGGCGACAGGGCTTGGCTCACAGCTTAACCCTTGATATGCCGCCGCTTCTGTCCAAAGGGGGCGGAGGGCGGCTCCGTGGTGCGTGGCGTAGCATGGGGTCGCCCAACGGGTGCCTGCTTGCCTCAAGCAACGTCCCCCGGTTTTTCCGCCGCTGTCCAATTTTTCCAATCCGAATCGGATCCTGTCGGGGCACATTTGAAGCGTGCGACCCGAAGGCTCTTAACTCAGCCTTCTCCTGGCCCGGTGGCTGATGCTGCCGGGCCGTTTTTCTGAAATGTCAGGCTGGTCGCCTCGCCCCATAGGTTTGCGTGGCTGAAAGCCGGGGCGAGGCATCGCGATTACGCACAGGGCCGTAATCAGGTTCCGGCCGGCTTCTCGTCGTCTTCCTCCAGCATGGCGTCGATCATTGATCGCCATACTATTCCGACCTTGATCGATGGCGTGAGCGGCAAATCCGCCGTCCAGCCAGCGCGTTCCATACTCTCGCTCGGCTCCCGGATCGCTGCGAGGACGGCACGCACCATTGCCTCTGCATCAATCACGCCATTGATAGGCACAGAGCGAAGGTTGTCCGGTTCGCCGCCCACGTACGCGCCTTGCTCCTGGGCAGCATCGATAATGGCGCGGGAAGCGCGCTCAATCGGGATCATGTCGATCGACGTCATAGCTCGAACTCCTGAAGCCTCTCCTGAGGATCAATGGCGGCCTTCGATTTCGTTCCGGGCCGCCTCCGCCATGAACGCACTGCGGGTCAGCTTCCGAAGCGCTGCCGCCTGATCGATGGCGTCGAGCATGCCCCGATCCAGCGACAGATTGACGCGGGCGAGCTTGTTGGCCGACGTGATGCGCGGAACGGCAAGAAGGAACGCGCCCTGCGCCAGATCCTCTTTCACCGCTTCGCGCACCTGATCGACCGGGCGCGGATCGACTTCCTCCGCGTCCTCAAACCACAGTTCCAGCGCCTCCACCGCATTGGGGAGTACGTCTTCCTGACGGTCGGCCGCCGAGAAGCAGCCCGGCAGATCGGGAAAGCTGACACCAAAGGCGCTGTCCGCATCCTTGTGAACGACGGCGTAAAAATATTTCATGACTTTGCCTTTCCGGGGTGGCTCACAGCCACCCCGCCATCTTTGCTATGCTTCGCGCCGTTCCCAGCGGCAGGTCTTTCTTCGGGTGGGGCACGATGATCGTCCGGTCGCCCTTCCTGAATTTGTGGTGAGAGCCCTTCACCGAAACCTGTTCATAGCCCTCTTCTAGAAGCCGCCTGACGATCTTTTTGCTGTCCCGTTCCATGCGCAAATATATACACACGTCTGAACCATGGTGCAAGCGAAATTGCGCAATATTTTGCGCAATCGTCAAGGCGGCCGAAGATCATAAATCGGGCTGCCGCGTCGGCTTTGTTCGCATTATGTTCTCGTTATGCGACTCGCCCTAGAACATATGCGCTTCAAAGCCCTTTGCGTCCTTGATGAAGTGGCCGCGCAGGCCCGACCGGCGCCTTTAGTCAATCCGTCCGCCTCCCTACGCTTCGCGCTCGCCTTTCTCTGGTCAGTAGATGAGAATGGCGACCGTGAAATTTATGATGATTTCTGGCGTGCCGCCTACCAGCACGGGACCGACTATCTCGGAACAACCAACCGAGGCGAAGCCCTTCACCGGGCCTTCGTCAATATAGCGATCAGGGCCGGGCATGAACCCTCCGTCGCTCTCAAAAATGCAATGTGGATAGCGCGAGGGGCCCCCAAGAAAGCGCCTGTCCCTCCCGATGGACGGAAAGGATAAGCCTCCGCACCCCCCTGCATAGCCTGGCCTTCTCCCGCCGGCGCATGCATGCACAAGCCCTCTAGCGACTCACCCATTGTTCGCTTTATGTTCACTCCTGTGGACAAGAATCAACGCGAGATCATCACCCTTTCTCTCCAGGTGCTGGAAAACGCCCTGCAGCGCGCGCCTAAGGAGAAGATGGGCACAGCCGAGGTGCGCCTGGCGCTCCGCTGTCTCATGCCTCATTGTCCGGAGCGCTGGCCGTTATTTACCTTTTGGGACGGCTCCATCAGCGAGAACGATCTGGGCCGCAGCGCGAGTATGACCGCGGGCTATAATGGGATCAGGCTCCAGCTTAAAGCATCGGGGGCGCTGCGATGATTTTGCCCGGGCCATCCTCGATAGCGATAGTCGGCGCCGACCTTCCGAACGCCCGCGCCGCGAAGCGACGGGCGGAGATCGCGGCTTGCCGGCCGGGCGAGCCATTGGAACTGCGGCGGGAGCGGGGAACCAGGGCGGGCAAGCGCGTGGTAGGCGTCTATTCGGCGCGAGGCATCGAGATCGGCTATGTGCTGCCTGCCCAGGTCGACCGGGTCGCCGGGCTGGTGTCGATCGCGCGGGCGATCTTCCAAGAGGCGGAAACATTCGGCGCGCTTGGGCGGCTCACATTTGACGGCAGCACGCCCACCCTGCCGCAACCGAAACCGAAGCCGGAACGGCGCGAGCCTGAGCGCCGGCCGCCCGATGAGTTCTGCGATATCTTTCCCGCGGCGCGTCAGCGGCAGTCGGAGGCGAGCAGCCCGCCGTTATCCCATTTCCTCACATAAACCGCTTGCCCGCGCCTGATCTGCTCGCAGGCGACGTTCCGGCCGCCGACATAGACCTGCGCGAGCGTGCGGCCATAGCGATCCTGTCCAACGCGCTGGACGCTGACTCGGCCGCCCATCATCGTCTGAAGGCTGCGCTTGCTGGCATTCCCGTCGCCTGGCACGCACGCCCTCCCCTGCCGACAGCCGTGGATCTCGGGCGCATCAATGCCCAGCAGTCGGATGCGCTCACCATCGATGCGAACCGTGTCGCCATCGACGACGGTCACGGCGGCGGCCATAATAAGAGCGGCGATCAGGGCTGTTCTCCCATCATGGCGTCGATCATCGCGTGCCAAATATCCTCTGGATAGATCGCCCGGTTTCGATCCTCGGGTGTCGCTCTGACCATGGCCGCGCTCGGCTGCCGGATCGCATCTATGACGGCGCGAACTTCCGGCAGATAATCCTGCCACAGCGGCTTTCCGTCCATGGTGGCACCGGGAATGCTGCCCTCCAGTTCGCACAGGGCACGGCACGCGCGTTCGAGCGGGTTCATGAGCCTTCTCCTCGGCAAGGTTTCACACACAATCAAGCCAATCGCGACAACGGGTTAGATCAATCCCGCCAAAAAGTATGCGCGAAATATGCAACGAATGCGGCGTTCCGCTGTTTTCCCCCTTGCCGACTGTTAATAGAAACCTTAACTCTCCCGGGTAGATGAAAGGTGATGATGACGATTCGCATAAGGCCCTGGGCTGTAAATGCTTGGCAGTGGGAGCCACGACGGGCCACTGCGTCATCTGCACCGACAAGATCGCTAAGGAATATGAAAAACTTGAAGACCGGGTGCAGGCACGCCTCGAAAGAGCTATGCTTCGCTGGTGTGATGGACATGCCCTTACCCCAGAAATGTTCAACGGCAATGAGGGTAGAAGTGTCGGAAATCTGATGCTTCAGGTCTTCAAAACCCACAAAGTCAGACTTTATGGATACGAGACCACCCTACAGGGTCGCCGCACATTTATAATCGTAGAGCGCGATTTGGCGAAGAAACAGAACAAAGCTGACCAAGAACTACTGAAGCGCGCTAAAAATAATATCGACGCTAAAGAATTAGACGTTGATAAGCAGAATAAAAGGAGTCGAAAATGAGCAACGCAGCCACCGAAAAGAGCGCGATCTTCGCTGAAGAAGGTTTCGTGGTTGATGCTCAGATCTTTCTCAATGAACTTATGCTGGAGAAGCACATTTCTCGTGCTGACCTCGCTAAGGCGATGGGCGTGTCTCGTGCACGCATTACGCAGATCTTCTCTGACGAATGCAAGAACTTCACGGTGAGACTGCTTGCCCGCGCGATTCATGCGCTGGGCGAGGAGGCGTTCATCACCCATCGCAGGGCCTTCGAGGCTCTGAGAAACGCTTCGCGAGAAGAAGCCCCGGCGATGTCCACGAACAACGTATATTCGATTTGGTCCGAGGAGGCGTCAAACGACGACGAGTGCGAGGATATCTCGGACTTGTGGCAATATGCGAGTGCTGCTTGATGGGCGAAATCGTGAAGAAGTCTGATGTGAAGCCGCCTGCCCAAGGCGGTTTTAAAGGCGCTGAATATAACGCCGTGGCTACCGTGGCGCGGCTGGAAAAGATCTGCCTGGTGGGCTCGCGGTTTGACGTGAACCCCGATCTTTTCGGCCAGCAGAGCGAATGGAAGCTCTCGTATGGTCGTAAGGTGAAATCCTGCCAATTTGCCCCCGATAGCGATTGCGTGATGGGCGTGTTCGAATATCACGTCACCGCTAGGGTTGGACGCGCTCGGGCGATGCAGTGCACCGCTGAATATATTGTCCTATACGAGGTGCCGGGCGATGCCCCTGAAGCGGCGGCGCAGGGGTTCTGCAAGAATGTGGGGGCCTTCGCGGCATACCCTTATTTCCGCGGCCTCGTGGCACATCTCTTCGCGGAGGCTGGGCTGAGCATACCGCCATTGCCCGCGATTGCGTCGACCGCTCATATCCCGCCGAAACCGAAAGCCAAGGAGCTCCGCGATGATACCAAGTCGATTGAGGGTTAGCCTGTGGTCCGGCGACCGAACAGAACGCTCACGCAATTTCGCCTGAGCCTTCTGGATCGAAAAAACTATGGCTAACAAGAAGGTGCCTACGCAGGTTTCGCATCGGAGCTCCAACACTGGACGCTTCGTGACCGAAAGCTTTGCGAAGCGACATCCCAGCTCGACCGAGCGCGAACGGATCAAGCATCCCGAGCGTGACTGACGAAATGCCCGCCCTTCCAGGGGCGGGCATTTTTTGTTTCGAGCTACCGCGCTTTCAGTCGACGACACGAAAGAGGAGATCTTTCGCTCGCATGGCGTCCTCCAGCAGCATGTCGGCCCAGATCTGGCACAGCTCCCGCCTGCGCTCCATATGCGCCGCCCGGTTATAGGCCCCTTCCACTTTGTCGACGGCGACATGCCCGAGCATCAGGTCGATGACCTCGCGATCGTCCGGCCGGCCGTGCTCGCGCCGCCACTCGTTCATGATGGTCGAGAAGGACGAGCGATAACCGTGCGGGCAATGCCGCCGGTGATATTTCCCGCCATTCGCTCGGATGATCAGCGCGCGGACGGCGTTCTCGGACATTGGGAGCGTCCCGCGCCAGGCGTTCGGAAAGATATGCTCTCGCGAGCCCGTCAGCGGCCGGATCGCTTCGAGCACCTCGACCGCCTGCCGGGAGAGCGGCACGAGATGCTCATAGGCATCTTCGTCTTTCAGGCGCAGCGCCAGCTTCATAGCCGAGGGCGGAATACGCCAGAGCGGCTGCGAGCCGTCGAGCCCCTCCATCTGCGTCCATTTCGCCCCGCGCTGGACGGCAGAGCGGACCGAGGTCAGCGCCAGGAAGCGGTTCGCCAGCTTCGTGATCGGCTGGGCCTCCTCATTGTCGACGTCCCGAAGCAGATCCTTCACCTCGGATAACGTTGTCAGCGCGGGCTGCTTTGCTGCCTTTGGCTTGGGCTTCAGCAGCGTCTTGATCACAGCGGCTGGGTCGCCCGTCCGCATCCCGTTCGCGGCGGCATAGGCGAAGACCTCCCCGGCTCGCTGGCGAATGCGGTGCGCTGTCTCGATCGCGCCGCGGCGTTCCACCTTCCGCAACGCATCGAGCAGCAGCGCCTCAGTGACATCGCGAATGGCCATTTTCCCGATCTCGGGAAAAAGGTCATCCGCCAGGCTGTCGATCACGTTCCGAGCGTGATGCTTGCTCCATCGCGGAACATGAAGCGCGTGCCATGCTCGAGCTACGGCCTCGAAACTGTTTTCGGCGTCGGTGCGCGCTGTCACGGCTGCCTGCTTCTTCTCGAGCGCTGGATCACGGCCGGTGCGGATCGCCTTGCGGGCCTCGTCGCGCGCATCTCGAGCCTCGACGAGCGACACGTCGGGATAGCTGCCGAGCGTCAGCAGCTTCTCCTTGCCGGCGAGGGTGCGATATTTCAGCCGCCAGGAGCGATAGCCGTTCGTGGTCACGTAGAGGAACAGGCCCTGAGAATCGCTCAGTTTGTAGGGCTTCTCGGCGCCCTTGGCCTTACGGCACTGAACGTCTGTCAGCATCCGGCAGACCCCGCTTTGGGGGTATCGACGGGGGTATTATCGAGGGATACCCCCACGGATACCCCAAAATCACCGCTACTGACCATAAACAAAGAGAGAACGTCCGAGACAGCCCACATATGAAAAACCCCGCTAAGTGCGGGGTTCTTATAGACGTTCTTGGGCTGTTCTGGAAGAACATATGGTGGACAGGGCTGGATTCGAACCAGCGTACGGGAAACCCGGGCAGATTTACAGTCTGCTGCCTTTAACCACTCGGCCACCTGTCCAGTCGCCTAACCGGCGTCGGAGGGTGCCCCGACCGGCTGGAGGGCGCTCCAATGGCGAAAGGAGACTTGCCTGTCAATGGCCCAATGTGAAAAGAGCGCTTCCCATGAAAAGAGGAAATCGCACCGGAAAGGCCAAAGGGACCTTTCCCCGCTTCTATGGACGGCATGCCGTCATCGCCGCGCTCGCCAATCCGGACCGGGTGGTGCGCAAGATATGGGGGACGAGGGAGGCGCTGAACGCGCTCGACCTGCCGCCCGTCTTGCCCATCGTCTATGCCGATGGCGCCGATCTGGGCCGCATGGTGCCGTCGGACGCGCCGCATCAGGGGATCGTGGCGGAGGTGGAGCCGCTGGACGATGTCTGGCTGGGCGACGTGCTGGAGGCGGGGCAGGACGATAACAGGCCCGTGCTGGTGCTGGACCAGGTGACGGACCCGCATAATGTCGGCGCGATCCTGCGGTCCGCCGCGGCGTTCGACGCGCTGTGCATCGTGACGCAGGACCGCCATGCGCCGCCCGAATCGGGGGTGCTGGCGCGCGCCGCGTCGGGCGCGCTGGAGATCGTGCCCTGGGTGCGGGTCGTGAACCTTGCCCGGGCGCTGGATGAGATCGCGGAAGCCGGTTACTGGCGCATCGGGCTGGACGGCGAGGCGGAGCAGACGCTGGGCGAGGCCATCGGCACGTCCCGCGTCGCGCTGGTGCTGGGGGCCGAGGGCGAAGGGCTGCGTCACAACAGCATGGCGCATTGCGACATTTTGGCTAAACTGCCGATCAGCCCGCGCATGGAGAGCCTGAACGTCTCCAATGCGGCGGCGATCGCCCTCTACGCGGCTGCCAGCCGGTAGCGGCCGGGGCCACGGACGACAGGGGGTTCGATCGTGACGGTCTTTCTGCGCTCGGCCGCCGTGCTGGCGGCCAGTCTGCTGCTCTCCGCCTGCCTGGTGACGCCGGGCAGGTTCGATTCCACGCTCGACATCCGCGCCGACCGGAGCTTCAGCTTTACCTATAAGGGCGAGATACTGGCATCGGACATGGGCAAGGGCCTGGGTTCGATGCCGGGCAATGACGATCCGATCGACGGCGCGACGCCCAGGGACCAGCAGAGCAGCCTGCGCACGGCGCTCCGGTCCGGGACGCAGGGCAAGGCCGAGGAGCGTTTCGACGTCAAGGACGACAAGGGCGACGATCAGCAGATGCAGGCGATCGCGGCGGCGCTGTCGAAGGAGAAGGGCTTTCGGTCGGCCCGCTACATGGGCAATCGCCGGTTCGAGATCGACTATGCGATCAGCGGCCGGCTGACCCACGCCTTCCTTTTTCCCTTCAACAGCGACGCGCAGATCGTGCTGCCCTTCGTGGCGGTGGAACTGCGTGGGGAAGACCGGGCGCGGGTGAAGGCGCCGGGCTATTCCAACGGCTATGACAAGAGCCAGAACCCGATGGGCGGCAATGGCGGCGACGATGCCGCCAAGGCGCTGGACGGCACCTTCACCCTCACCACCGATGCGGAGATCGTCAGCCAGAACCAGGAAGACGGCGCGCAGGACGTGGCGCAGGGGAAACGGATCGTCTGGAAGATCACGCCGCTGACCGGCGAGGCGCCGGCGGCCACGCTGAAGTTCAGGCCCTAGGCTGAGGACGCATTACTGGCGGGTTGGCGTCGAGGCCGTGCCCGACGGCGGGCTCGCAACCAGGAGCCGGCCGTCACCAAAAGGTCGTAGCCGCCGCCATCGCGCCCGCGCCGGCCATCCCCGCCAGCAAGGCCACGAGCATATAGCGCCAGCCGCTGCCCACCCGGATCAGCCTGACCTCCGTCAGGGGCGGCGGAGGGGGGGCGCCGCCCTTTTCCGGAAAGGCTTCCTCGATCCGCTTCACAAGGCCCGGCAGGCGCTGCAAGATCCGGACATTCTCGATCAGCGCGTCGGCGGCCTTCGCCTCCGGCCCCAGTTCGGCGCGCAGCCATTCCTTCACATAGGGGCCGCTCGTCTCCCACAGGTTGATGTCGGGGTCGAGCGCGGTCGCGACGCCCTCCACCAT